GCATTAAAATGTGAAGAGTGTGGTCATGGCATTGTCTTCAAATATTCAGATATAGCAAAGATGAAAGATCCTAAAAATTGGAAAGCAACATGTCCAAACTGTGGTACCAGAGCAAGAGGAGTTAGAAATTTTTCACAATCACCAAAGTTTGTTGGAGGTAAAGAAGGAGGTAGAGGAAAAAAAGGTAAAGGAAGGAAGAATATTAAACCAGATTATTCTCCTGAAGATAAAAAAGCATGGAAAAGACGACAAGACATAGCTGCAAACGAGAGTTTTAAAAAAAGGTTGGAAAGTGGAGACTATGCTGAAGCATTTGGAGAAGGAGTTGGTAAAGCAGAATTAAGAGGTATAAAAACATTTGAAGGAAAGGTACAAGCATTACAAAATGAAGGTAAACCAAGAAAGAACGCAGAAAGGATTGTGGGTTCTTTTGTTAAAACAGACGTTGAAAAAGACTTTATAGAAGACACTAAACCAACAAGACCTGCTTGGAGAAAAAATCATGAAGAAGAAGAAAAAGAAAAAGACGATCAACACTTATCAGAAATTAATGAAAGATCTAAAAATTGGTTAGAAAAATTCACTGGTGGTGACTTAGGTAATAAACCAGAAAATACAACTATTAAAGAACCAAAATCAACCTTACAACGAGGTCTTGGTAACAGAGCAATAAAACCACCACAAGCAAAACCACTTGCACGTGAATTGGGACATATTGCACAAAGACGCTCACAAATGGAAAATGTTAGTCAAATATCAAGGGATCGTGTTAGACAAGAAGGAAAAAGACCAACAAAACCAGAAGGACAGACACGACAACCTAAACAAACAAGAGAACTTGGTGGTAAACCTACTCACCCAAGATCAGAAAGACGTGTTGTAAAAGAAGGTGATAATTCTTCAGTAACTACAGATGATGGATTTAATGCTAGATATAATGATAAAAAAGAGAGTAAAAAAGAGGAAAGAGACCATTCTGATTCTTATGGTGATAACCCTTCTATGTATAATCAGGATGTAGATAGAGATGCAAGTTCAGGAAGAAAAATTGTAACTATTAACCAATCTATAACTGACATTAACCAAGCTGTAACCAATATAAATCAGGCACTTTTAGTAGAGATAAGTAAGGCAGACACCACTGTTAATCAACAGGGTGGTGTAAGAAATGATGTTTCAGGTATTAACCAACAGGGAAGTATGGATCCAACAGACGCTTCTGGGAAGATAACACCTGTAAAAGACGATGATGAGAAAGATGATGATGAAAAAGAGACTGAAAAAGACAAAGAAAGTTACCCTGCAGAAAGACAAGAAGAGAGAAATAGACCATATCGAGCAGAAAAAAAGTCCAGTCTAAGTGGTATTATATAAATAACACAATCTTTATATAAGCTTTATATTTAAATATCTTAATAACATGGTTCTAGAAGAAGTTTCTAAAGAAGACAAAGACGAGGAAGCTAAAGAAGACGAAGCTGACAATAAAGACGAATCAGAAGAAGCCCAAAAATCTTTTGACGAAGCCTTAATTGAGACTTTATCATCTTTAACAGAACACGTAAAATCACTTTCTGACGGTCAAGATTCAATTGCCGACAGAATTGATGCTCTTGAAAAATCTGGTCATTTAGGTGAAGCAGAGGCAAAAACCGAGCTTAACGTAAAACCAAAAGAGAGCGACAATGAGGACATTGGTGCAGAAGTAAAAGTTCCTGACGAATATCAATCAAATTCACGTCAAACTGGATTAGATTCTGATAGATCGAACAACGACGGTGAGAAATCACCTGAAAAAGATGAAGCCAAACTTTCTATGCAAGAAAAGACAGCTCCACAACAAGTTCAAAAACAAAACTTTAACTTCACTACTGAGACCCCACGACCAAACGCACAGCCAGAATCTGTGAACAAATCCGAATCTGTAGAACTAAACATGGTTCTAAAAGACGCAAGATCTGAAGGTTATGAGGGACTAAACGTAGTCGCACAAAAAATCCTTAAAGGTGATTACTACACTCCATCAAACGAGGAGGCATGGTTCTAATGGTACAGATTAGAACAATCGACGAATTAGAAGCACTTTATTATGGACAAAACAGAAATCTCATAAGAAAAGCTGACGCTCCAGTCGTAACATCCACAGCAGGCGTTTTCAACGCAATCTTTGGTGCTTATGCATGGGCTCAACTGAACTTAGAAGCAAACGCTTTCGGTATCTTACCAAAGACACCTTGGGATAAATCTGGTTGGAGGGCAATTACTGCCAAACCAACATTGAACACCACAAACGGTAACACCACACTAGGTGGAACTGCAGAAGGTGGACAAATTGCACAAACTGTAAAACCAACTTTACAAGAAATTGACATCAGACCAAAAACAGCTCAGTTGCCATTCAGCGCATCTGAAGTTATGGAATGGTTGGCAACACACAGTAAAGATGACATTTGGGGTGGACTAGGTTCACTACGATTGTATATGGCAGTTCAGCACAAAGAGTTCCTTAATAGAATGTTACTAGCAGATGTCGAAAAAGAAGCAGCCGATGCAAGTGGCGCTAACTCTGGACATACTAACTTTGAGTCCCTAGACAGGATCATCAGCTCAAACGCTGAAGAAACTGCATTAGGTGGTTCACAAACAGGTTACTATGACCCATGGGCAGCAAACGCAACCATTGACAGAGATTCATCAAGTACATTTGATTGTACAGTCGAATCAGCTTCAGGAACAATCGGTACCAATGGCGTACTTACTGACGATACATTAAGAACTTTCTTACGAAAGATTCGTATTGCAGCAGGTAAAGATCCAAACGTATTCCTAGGTTCCCACGAAGTTTATTCTGAAATACAAGGTTTGTATATGCCATCAGTCAGGATTCCAAATCCTTACGGAGAGCAATTAGTACAAGTCGATGTAAACGGAATTCAAACATTCAAAGGTACAGGAGTCGGAATTCACGTAGATTCAATTTACGGAATACCATTCATCCCATCAAAGGATGCCCCAAGCAGCGCAGATGATTCAAGTGAAATCGGAAGATTATTCGCTTTGGATGTAAGTGATGCAGAAGGATATGGTTATCCAAGAATCGGAATCCAAGTAGCAATTCCAACTGAATACTACGAGGCAACTCGAAGATCACCAGCTTATCCATTCGTTAACAACGCTTTCGTTGAGAAAGGTGTTTATCGTACGATGGGAGAGACGGTCTGTAGGCATTTCAAGTCACAAGGCAAGATTAGAGATATTAAACTTTAGTCAAACCAAAACCCCCCTTTTTTATTTTTTTTAATTAATTAACTTAGCTTAGCTAACTTAATTAAGTTAAATTCTAATTAACTCTTATATAATACGGCATATTTATATAGTAATGACTTATAAAAAAAACAATGGCATTAACAATCACAACATCCGATTGGACAAACGCTAACGTGAGAAAAACACTCTCATGGCAAGCAGCTTTAACTTCAAAGTTGCGAGTATATGCTATCAAAGTTACCTTCGGTAGTGGCGATAACTATGCGACAGGAGGAGTGGCAGCCGACCTCAAAGAGGGAAGAATCTCTACACTCGTTGCTGTAATACCAACATATACCAATTCTAAAAGAGAAGTAGTATATGACAAAGCAAACGAGAAGATTCAACTTTTCGATGTCGGTGGAAATGCAACAGCACCTTACGTTGAAACACCAAACACAAGTTCTGCTTGTGCATCAAAAGTGTTCGAGTTTCTAGTCATAGGCTACTAGAGTCCAAAATAAGCCTTCTTTTTTTTTCTTAAAGTTTATATATGACATTTAATTACCAATATACATGGTAGAACTAAACCACAATGCAATATCTCTTAATTCAGATACCACCATAAAAGGAAGCCATGGTGTTGTAGTCGCTGTCCATGTCACAAAAGCAGGTGGCAGTGGAGCAAAAGTGATTTTAAAGAATGGGGGTTCTAGTGGTGCTGCAGAATTCACAGTATTTGGAGAATCTACAGGTGCTTACCTAAATATACATAGAAGATTTGAATCAGGCATATATGCTGATGTAACAGGCAGTGCAGAATATCTAATTGTTTACAAGTAAACTTAAATACAAACTATCAATAGCATATATATGGCTACTACTTACTGTACAGTCGCAGATGTATCGGATTTTCTCAGAGTCCCTATTACTGCTACCACTACTCCTAATACGGCACAAGTTGAAAAAATCATCAACCGAAAAGAAGAAGAATTAGATCGTAGAATCGGTCATACCTTTGGAAGGACAAAAACTGTAACAAAAGAAATTCATGATTTACCATTACTATATACTTATGGTTGGGGAACTCCTGTATTTTTAAAACATAGAAACTGTAGAGATTTTAGTTCTTCTGATGGTGACAAAATAGAAGTGTGGGAAGGAGCAGGATCAAACTATACTGATATTTTAACTGATGAGCAGTGGTATGATTTTGAGCCTGTTTATGGAAGATTGTTTTTAAGAGGATATATTTTTACAATCATAAGAAAAAACAGGATAAGAGTAACATATCGTTATGGAGACGCAACAGTTCCTTTAGATGTTGCAGACGCATGTATAAAATTATCTGCTATAGATTTACTAAACTCTAGTTTTAGAATGGATGTTTTGCCTGTTGGTTCTAATGGTGCAGATATACAAGCATCAAAAGCTGATTGGAGAGCAGACATTGAAAATTGTATTGACAATCGACAAGAAATATTCTTCATACCATAATGAGTAACGACGACCTATATGACTACGAACCACTTGTAGAAGCATTTATGGATCAATTGATGGATCCAACATTGACTATGGAAGAATTTAAAACTGAACTTAGTGGAAGAAAAAAATATGCACATACTATTACAATTGCAATGGCAAATGATGCTAATGTTTTAATGCAGAAAATAGCAAAAGAAAAAGGAGTTATATTTCCTTGGCAAATTATACCTTTAAAAGTTAACAAAGGACAGATGTTTGGTGGGGGAAAACTCGGAGATGAGTTTGCTCTAGCTCCAATAAACGATCACATCATGCCTAAAATTATTAATGGTTTGGTTGACTATGGAATTTTTCTAAAAGAAAGACATGATGAGGAAGCTAAGGCTCATGACGCTAAAGGAATACAACATCCTCAAAAATGGAAGGTTGAGTTTTTAACATGGGCAGAAAGACAGGGTAAAATAAAAAAATCAGCATATCAAGAAAAACTTAGAGGAAGAAATACAGAAAAAGATACTGTGAGAAACATTGGAGAAAAAGGATCTTACAACGTATCACAAAACATACCTTTCATAATACCTTTTGCTTATCTTGAGACAGAGTATAATAAATTACTTAAATCAAAAGGACGTGGTGGCATATTTAATTCTACAAGAGAATTAAAAGAAGCATTGGAACCAAGGGTTATTGCAGAGGCAAAGGCACGGTTAACAATTACATCAGATGATGATGCAAGAAAAATAATTGTAAATGCCCCAGAGTTTCTTAGTGGATCACGGATTAATTATTTGGCAGGGTCTAAAGAAGACCAAGATGTAATAAATGAGATATTACAAATAGGGGCAGAAAGGTTTTGGACGAATTTAGATGATAATTTTGATCCAAAACTATTTGCAAAAAACAGTTCAGTTAGTTTAACAGGGTTGTTTCCTGAAGATGTGGGAGAAGAACTCTATAATCAAATACTTTCAAAAGCTACATCTCAAGAAGCAAAATTATATGGTGAAAAAGGATATGCTAAAAAAACTAAAAGAGGTGTTTTAGGAAAGTTTCCAAATATTGATAATATACGAAATTGGTTCCATGAACAAAAAGATGGTGCTAGTCCAAAACAGAGAGGAATTGAAAACTATAACTCTGGAAAGAAAGCTCCTGCAGCGTTTGAGAGTCTTACAAGTGATCAAAAATGGAGGGAATTAGAAAGAATGGTTTTTATGATAGCAAACTCAATTTATGAAAAAAATACAGGTAAAAGTAAAAGACTTAGAAAAGGAAGAAACAAAAGCAGGAGAACAGACATTACATCATCTGCTAGTTATCAAGCCCATAAAAGAGA